TAAGTTGTTCGGTGATTTGTTTCTTCAAGATCAAGTTTATGAAAAAAGTAAGTTGTTCGGTGATTTGTTTCTTCAAGATCAAGTTGAAGAAAAAGTAAGTTGTTCGGTGATTTGTTTCTCCAACATCAAGTTGAAGAAAAAGTAAGTTGTTGTTCTTTTTTTCTCCAACATCAAGTTTATGAAAAAGTAAGTTGTCTTTTTTTCCCAACATCAAGTTGAAGAAAAAGTAAGTTGTTCGGTGGTTTGTTTCTTCAAGATCAAGTTGAACTACATCCTCTTGTTTCATTCCTTCTGGGTATTTATCGGTTTTTTACTATCTTGTAGGCATTGGTAAAAGAGACCCTTTAAGTTTCCACCCCCATATAACAAGATCTACCTATATATATAATATTTTCAGCCGTTGGAAGTTCTAAACTGGACATATATTTTTTGGTTCCCTTAAGAGAAATAACTTTTGTTTCATCTTAACGATTCATAGCTTATTGATAAGATTGGTCTTGATTAAAAAAATCCTTATTAAGGAAATGAGACTGCTTATAAAGTACAATGGAGGAAAGTATTTTTAACGATTCAACTGATGAACGTGTTAAAATGGCTGAGATTATCACCTTAGATTGGATGGGTCAACATTGGGAGCAAATAGAAAATATGCTTGAGAGTATTCGAAGTCATACTGAAAATACAATCTTGGTAAATTATTCTACTTTGAAAGCTCACCAAGAGAAAATTTCAGAAGTTTATAAAACAACCAACAATACTTTTTCTAGATTAACAGGATATACGTATCATAGTGAAGACTTTTTCCCAAACACCAAATGTCCATTATCGATGATGAATGATCCAGATATAGAATGTATTTTAACCCGAGAAAATACACTTATAGATAGTATTGTTGCTGAATCTAAGAATACTGTTTTTATAGTTATTCAAACAACAAAAGATTTGGGAAGTTTACATAACTTTGGAAATCTTTACTGGATTTACTTACCTAAAATAGTCTTGAAACAAGATACCTTATATAAAACCAATTGCGTAGGTGAAGTAGCTTCTCTTATCTTGTTTGGAGAACTTCGATTTAGAGGTATATACTCCCATTTGTGGTCCAATTTTAATTATAATGAATTAGAAAATTTAAGTAATCGTCGCTTTGCACACATTGTTCGTGAAAATATAGTTTCCCCTTTCTATCTTTCACCAAAGATATCTAAAGATGCTGTATTCATGGGTTTAAGGTTTGAAGAGTATAAACCACAAATAGTAAAAAGAAAATTATCACCAGTACGAAGAAAAATATTAAAGTCAAAACCTAACATTACACGACCTCCATCTCCTGATAGAAAACCAAGAATTATAAGACCTCCATCTCCTGATAGAAAACCAAAAAGATCTCTTTCAGAGGAGAAAGAAGATAAACTAATTAATGAGAAAGAAAAAAATCAGGATACTGAGGAACCAATCTTTAAAGAAGAAGAAGATATATCAACAGAAAACACCAATAACACTACTGAAGAAAAAGAAGAAGAAGATATATCAACAGAAAACACCCATAACACTACTGAAGAAAAAGAAGAAGAAGATATATCAACAGAAAACACCCATAACACTACCGAAGAAAAAGAAGAAGAAGATATATCAACAGAAAACACCCATAACACTACTGAAGAAAAAGAAGAAGATATATCAACAAAAAAAGTTCAGCATAAAACAACAAGAAAAATGAAAAAAACAATTATTAATCCCAAAACAGGTCGTAAAATTGTTGTGGGTGGAGGGACTTATATTAACTTAGTAGAAAAAGGCATTATTGAAGAAGATTCTTTTGATGAAACATCATGATTTCAAACTTTGTTTAATTTGACCTACGGTCAATTGAGAGTTTATACTTGGATTCAATGAGTGTGCGATGTATGAGATCTATGTATCGAGTAATTCAAGAAACACTTAGTGCAGCAGAATGGTTGGAATATGATATATTCTGAAGCTGTTGAAGCAGTAAAGAAACATTCTTAACAATATATCTATATATGAATATAGATATACGTAAAAAATCAGAAGATAGTTGTTCAGTGGTTTGTGTTTCTTCCAACATCAAGTTATCAAATATCAAGTGAAGAAAAAGATAGTTGTTCAGTGATTTTTTCTTCCAACATCAAGTTATATGTTATGATAAGATACAAATGTAAAGCATTTCATATGAAACGTTGTTGCACGAAAAAACTTATTAAGTTTATTAGATAAATCCAAATTTCATGATGAAATTTTCCAATATATCAATTCTAAACTGCATTCAATATATGTATATATTGTATGTTCTGTAAAAACTGCTCAAATAATTATATTATAGACAGAATTAGTGATGATATTTAAAAAATAGAATAAAAATATAGAAAATGTCAGGAGGAATATGGATGCCAGGAAGAAATAGAAAAGATTGTCCTCTTTCAAAATTAAAATCGATACTAAATAAGATTACAGAAGATAAGTTTCTTCCTTTAAGTTTAGAAATCAAGACATTATTTGATGATCGAATCACAGAAGATGAACAACTTGAAGAATGTGCAGTGATTATTTTAGAAAAAGCAATTATTGAACCAACTTATTGTCATTTACATGCACAATTGTGTTTTGTTTTAGGTGAAGAAAGGAAATCCTTCAAGAAAAAACTATTGAATAAGTGTCAATCTACATTTCAAGAGATTTTAATTTCTCAAAAAATATCTAGGGGAAAACGTTTGCTGGGATGTATACAAATTATTGGGGAAATATATAACATTAATCTTATCCCCAGCAAAATAATCTTTTGTGATGTAGCTCAAAGGTTAATCATTGAAAAATCTGATTCCAGTGTTGAAGCTCTTTGTCTACTTTTTGGCAGAATAGGTAAGAAATTACAACAACACAGTATTTTGTCAAAAAATCTCGATTTATATATAAATATATTGACAAAATTACAGAAAGATCAAGACCTCACGTCAAGAACACGATTCCTAATTATGGATATTCTTGATCTGAAAAAAGCAAAATGGGAAAAGAAATAAATTATCGTTATTTATTAACCAGAGATGAACTTTATAAAAAAAATAATACTTGATCCCTCAAGTTATGGACCACAATAGTTATTTTTTTTCTTCAACATCAAGTTGAAGAAAAAGACAATTGTTCAGTGATTTGTTTCTACAAGATGAAGTTGATGAAAAAAAGAACCACAACCATTATGTTTTCTGTGAAGTTGATGTTGGAAAGAAAATATATATATATATATTATATATATATATTATGAACTGATTTTTTAAAAGGTTGGGTTTGCGAGAAAACATGAATGATTATGTTGTTCGATTTACACCCAAGTTTGTGCTCAAAAACATTGACCCCAAAGAAATCATGAAAGATTATCTGGATGGAAAATATGAAGATATCAAACTTCCAGAATCAAGTATTAAAATATCTGATGTTTTCCATATATCTACTCCTAGTTATGGTTCTTCACCTGAAGAACCAAGATATCAGTTTAAGGATAAAAATAATACATCCATTGTCATAGTTACTTCTAATTGTCGAGATTATGATATTTATAAAAGAGCCAAATATTTTGGTGAAGGAGGACGATGTGATTGGTGTAAAAGAGATTTTGATTGCGAGCATGTTCGTATTCCTATATACAAAGAGGAATATAAAAAGGATGATAAGATTTATTATTTTTTCTGGTGTGAAGATGAATGTTGTGATTTTTCATGCGCTCTTTCACATACTATACGCGAATCTTACAGAGATCATCTTTATAAATGCGCAGAAGATCATCTTCGTTTCCTTTTCAGAATTCAATATCCCAAAGAAAAGTTGGTAAAAGCACCGTGTTTTCGTCTTTACAAAGGTAATAAAGGACCGTTAAATGATGAAGAGTATGATAAACATATCTATAAATACAGAAGGACTTCTAATGTGATTCTATTTCCTGCTAAAGTAGAATATATACAAGAACAAATAGCTTAAAACTGTATTTAGAGGATCTAAATGTACATTAATATTATTCTTTATTTTATTCCGATAACAGCGATTATCCTTTATTTACTCAATAAATATCGAAAGTCTATTCGAGATAAATGTGCAGATCTATTTATATCACTACTTGTTAATGTTGGAACTCGCATGTTCAACAAGAAAAGACCAGTTAAAGTTGAACGACGATATGTATGTATTCCATATAAATACCATGGAGTGGAATACCAAGTTTATGTTCCATTTTCTAGATCTTTGAGACGTAAAATGATCAACAGTAAAACGTTTCTCATTAAAGAAAATGGAGAAGAAGTAGAAATTTCACAACAACCAGGATGTTGCTATTTGGTTACTCCTTCTATGATAGGAGGAAAAGCTATTAAAATTGTGGACTTGGATTCAGGTAAAGAAACTCTGTTTGAGAGAGATGAGATCCCAATCTATTAAAAAAAATGAAATAGATGTATTGAGTCAATACTTTGTTTCCCATATTAATTACTGTTATGTTCAATAACAGTAATAGAATCTTAAGCACAGAACCAGTTCTTTCCATAACTGACAAAAGTGACTGATTGATGAGCTAACAATGTGTAACTTTTGTGATTAATGTTTATATTATTTCCAGGAGCAGCAACTATTTTGTGTGAACTTTCATCTCTGGGAGCACTCAAAACCAACACGTTCCCTTCATGAATATATCCGTGCTCTTTTTCAGGTATGATCTTATTCAATGTTGGTAGTTCTACAGTCACCGAGTAAGGCGCTCCTATAATCACACAATAATCATCTTTGGAGAGTTTGGAATCTTTAACTATCAAACGAACATTCATACCTGAACCTGCACCGCATTCGCAGTTACACTCTCCAGCGGGTCCAGGAGGACCCTGTATTCCTTGTATACCTTTTGGTCCCATAGGTCCTCTCTCCCCTCTATCACCTTTTGGTCCATAAGGTCCAATAGGACCTCTCTTCCCTTGAGGCCCTTGAGGTCCACATGGCCCTTGTTTTCCTTCTGGTCCTCTTGGTCCACAAGGTCCTTGTGGACCAATTCTTCCACATGGTCCTTCTGGCCCTTGAGGACCTTTCTTACCTCTTTCACCTTTGGGACCACGTTTTCCACAAGGACCTGGAACTCCTTGTGTTCCAGGTGGACCTGGTGGTCCACATTTACCGCATGGTCCTCTCTTTCCACATGGACCACAAGGACCGCATTTACCTTTCTCACCTTGTGGTCCTCTTTCTCCTTTAGCACCGCGGGGGCCAGATGAACCAGGTATCCCTTGTGGTCCAGGGGGACCTGGTGGTCCATCTTTACCACGTGGTCCACGTTCCCCTTGACAACCTCTTGGACCGCATGGACCTTGTCTTCCTCTCGGACCCTGAGGACCAGGTATACCTTGACATCCTTGGGGTCCTTGAGGACCAGGAGGTCCTTCTATATAACAAATTTCTTTTTCTTCCTGACATTTATCCTTCTTGCATTTTTCATGTTTCCCATCGAAATCTTTTTTACTTGTAACTTGATAAACATAGTCTGATGTGCACGAAATACCACTATCATCCGAGGTAGAAAGAGGAAATTCTGAATGACTGTCAAAATTATACTCATCAGAAGATGTTTCTTTAACCATTCTCTATTTCAGAAAAAGTAGAAAAAAATAATAAAATGTGAAATTTTCCTATTCTTTTTTTGGAAGAACAGATTTTTAAGAACTTGATGCACAATGATAACACCATGGACCTTTTTGTCCTTTCTTTAATCCACATCCTCCCCATCCTTCACATATCATAGCTTGAAATTCTTCACAAGTCATACCTGCTGGAGCATTTTTACAATTGGCTCTGTTAGACCAATTAGGTATACACAATGAATAATCCATTCTATCAAATCCAGAAGGTGTGTTTACTCCCTGATTACATAAAGAACAATTTGCATTTTTAGGACAAGATCTTGGAACACACAATTTTTTATTATTACATATTTCGTTGCTAGAACAATCATTATCTGTAGTGCATCTTGGAAAAGCTGAGCAAAATCCTCCAACATCACAAAATTCATCTGAAGTGCAGTCTGCATCTTTAATACATTTCTTCTCAGCTATACATTTACCACCAGAACATATTTCTCCACCTTTACAATCGGATTTTGAGGTACACGTAGTTTTATTTTGATTATCTTTAGTTCTAAACCAAAAATACCAAGCAAGAACAATCCCAATAACAAGAATAATAAGTATGATAAAGACAAAAGCCAAAACAGTTCCTTCACTCATATAGAATATTTATGTAGCGCAACATAAATATTGATGTTGGAAAAACAAATCATTGAACAAGTATCTTTTTTTTATGAACTTGATGTTGAAAAAACAAATCATTGAACAAGTATCTTTTTTTCTATGGTGTTTCATCATAGAGAAAAAAAATAAAGCAGCTGTTCAAAAATGATAAATGTTACAATATGGACATTATAAATATTGAAAAATTCTTATAAGTTAAAAAAAATGTTTTTTTTTAATTTCTATTATTATCAATATAATATTATATATGAAAATTATAGATTTGTCAGGTGGAAATTTAATGTCATTGGATGGAATTATCATTCCAGAAGGTACAACAATACTTAATTGTTGTTATAACCAATTGACTTCATTACCTGAAACTTTGCCTGATTCTTTACAAAAACTTGATTGTTCTCATAATCAATTGACTTCATTACCTGAAACTTTACCTAGTTCTTTACAAAGACTTGATTGTTATGGTAACCAATTGACTTCATTACCTGAAACTTTACCTAGTTCTTGTAAAGAACTTGATTGTTCTTATAACCAATTGACTTTGTTACCTGAAACTTTACCTAGTTCTTGTAAAGAACTTGATTGTTCTTATAACCAATTGACTTCGTTACCTGAAACTTTACCTAGTTCTTTACAAAGACTTGATTGTTATGATAACCAATTAACTTCATTACCTGAAACTTTGCCTAG